AACACTTGTTAGATCACACAGTGATCGAACTCCTTGCGGAGCTTTCCGACCATTGTGGAGGATGGATCTGCAACAAGCGTTAAGAGTCCTTATGATCTACACCATCGAGGTGTTAGATAAGGAAACGCCCAAGCAGATGTTAAAGTTCCTGAAGGGTGTTGAAAGCCCCCCTTGGAACTTAGAATATCCATTGGACAACATGGGAATCCGCATTAAGCGGAGTTATTATTATGTTCACCCATATCAATGGATATCATCACGAACCCGTTCGTGCCCTAACCTACGTGTGGATGTAGACGGCGAAATCAGAACCATCTCAGTGCGGGAATCTTCCTGCACCTTCGATGATATGACTATGCCATTCATTCACCCACTCATCTCTAGTCATGTGTCTAACTTTGTAGATGCGTACGCTGGAGCGCTGTGGTTGCACCCGTCAGATTTGACGGATTGCTGTTTATACAGTGTAGGTGTTAGTATTAAACCTCCTCCTACCGATAAACTCCCAGTTGGGAAGATCGGTTTTATTCAGGAGAAGGGCGCGAAACTGCGAGCTGTTGCAAATCCGTTTAGAGTTTTCCAGGCTGTTTTGACGCCTCTTGGTAATGCCTTATTCGACATTTTAAAGACGTTGCCATGGGATTGTACTTACAATCAACTAAACGGTGTTCGTTTCGTTCAAGAAAGTTTATCTCTTGGGAAAGAGGTACACTCTATTGATCTCTCCAGTGCTACTGATACCTTTCCTTTAAAGATCCAGTTGGAGCTTGTCAGGAGTATTATCATAGCCTCTAGCCTACAAGATAACAACCAAGGGGTTCAGGGTAAAAACAAACACCGAGAACCCGAAGGGGAAATCCCTAAAGCTGGGCGTGGTCCGTACTACCTAAGACAGCGAAGTGCTGATCTGTTGGAGGGACTTAATATATTTGAGGTAATAGCACGTGGAGACTGGTCTCTTGGAACCGCTAAAACTAAGGGGCAAGTGAAATGGACGAAGGGTCAGCCGTTAGGCTTGTATCCTTCTTTTGCCATGTTTGCTTTAACCCATGGAATTCTCCTCAGAAACATCGAGAAGAAATTGGGTGTAACAAACACTTTTAGGGTCTTAGGTGATGATGTTGTCATCAATGATTCTAATGTAGCTCGCCAGTATCTGATTGACTTGGACTATCTAGGATGTGAGGTTTCACCCTCTAAAACGATTACATCTAATAAATTAGGTGAATTCGCAGGGAAGACTATTACAGCCGCAGGCGCTTTGCCTGTTGGTAAATTCCGACCGTATAGTCCATCAGATGTTTTGGGGCCTTTGGCTTCTCTCGGTTTTCCGGGAATTAAGTTGATACCTAGTTCGATTCGAACCAAGATGTTAGCTTTAGCCGCTGCTCCAGAGCCCGTAGGGCTGGGGATGAATCCCGAAGGATATCCTCTTGAGTTGAGGATGCCTCCAGATTTAATACACTGGTGGTATTCCGTTGACAGTCCTATGCCGACGTATGAGTCACTCTCGCATCGTGATCTCCAGTGGAGACACGATATTGTATGGAAGTCTCTTCATTGGGTGTCTCGCGCCTACGTTTCTACGGTAGGTGAGACAGAATGGCCCATTGAGACAGGTCTATACATTCCATTGCCTTTCGACAGAAAGGTCAGTTTCGAGAAAATCGAAGTTGATCACGTCAGGGCAGTGAATCGAAGTAGAATCTTCCCTGAGGACATATACTTTGATTTAAACACGGCAAGTCCCCTAAATAGGGGTAGGCCGATTAGTGACACTAGTGCGCCTATGCGCACTGCGTTGGGACGCGTTTATCAGTACTTTCGTGAATATAGAAAGGTAAAGTAAACGATGATGTCATTGTTATGACGTTACCTGTGGGATATCCTATCCAGGTATTCTGCG